ATCCACAATAACTCGCTATTACACTCCAGTTGATGCGTACACAGTAAACATTGATGATATAATTACAGTTACTGAAGTTGCTACTGATGATAACTTTGATCGTACTTATGGAACAGTTTGGGCAACTAGCGATTATATGGTTGAGCCAATAAATAACCCAACTAAATCTTGGCCTTACAATAGAGTTTTAGCAATTGGCAGTTATATTTTTCCATATCAATTACCTCAATCACTTAGAGTTAAAGGCATTTGGGGATTCTCAGCAATACCACCTGAAGTTAATATGGCAACTCTGATTCAATCATCAAGATTATTTGGTCGCAGGCAATCACCATTTGGAATTGCAGGCAGCCCTGAAATGGGAACTGTTAGATTATATTCTCGCCTCGATGCTGATGTTGAAGTTCTGCTTCGCCCATTCCGCAAGAACGGCGGCTTGGCTAAGTGATTCCAAGCAATGTTAGAGATGGTTTAAAAACTCGCCTGCAAACAATAACTGGGCTTAGAGTTTATGATTTAATTCCAGATACAGTAACGCCACCAGCAGCAATTGTTGGGCAACTAGATTTCACCTTCGATATAAACAATGCAAGAGGCTTAGATCAAGCCAATTGTGATGTCTTGGTGATTGTTCAACGCCTATCAGAAAGAGTAGCCCAAGATAAGTTAGATGCTTTTCTAGCAGGATCAGGGGCTGGCTCGATTAAAACCGCAATTGAAGGCGATAGAACTTTAGGTGGTGCAGTAAACACACTTAGAGTTATTAGCGCCGAAGGTGGAACTTATGAATCTGCTGGCACTTTATTCCTATCTTATAGATACCGCCTCACACTTTGGGGTTAAGGAGAAAAAATGTCTTATGTAATTACCTCAGAACTAGAGGTTTGTAATAAAAAGAAAGGTGAATCAATCACCGAAAAAGAATTGCTTAGTGCAGGAGCCAACATCAAGGCATTGATAGAAGGCAACCACATTAAGGCAACTGGGGGAACAACCAAACCAGCAATCCAAGAAGGAGCCGATAAATAATGCCAAGATTAGTATTAACAAATGCGAAGGTTACGATAAATTCAGTTAATTTATCTGATCACATCGCAAGCGTTACTTTAAGTACCAGTGCTGATGTAGTGGACACAACAGGGTTCTCATCAACAGCAGCAAGAAGCCGTGTTGCTGGTTTGTTAGATAATTCTGTAACTCTTGAATTTCATCAGGACTTTGCAACATCAAATGTTGAACAAACAATTTATCCGCTGATTGGAACTACAACTACTGTTGTTGTTACTCCAGTTGATACAACAGTAGGTGCAACTAACCCTTCCTATACATTTTCTGCATTAGTTGCAGAATGGCAACCATTATCAGGCGCAGTTGGCGAATTAGCCACTGCATCTGTTACTTGGCCAATTTCAGGATCAATCACTAAGGCGGTCATCTAATGCCAAGAATAGTACTAACCAATGCTTCAGTTACTTTTGCAAGTACTGATATTTCAAGTTATGTAAGTTCAATAACTTTAAGCACATCACTAGATGTTGTTGATACAACATCTTTTGGAAATACTGCTAGAACTAGAGTTGCAGGATTAGCCGATAATCAAGTAACAATAGAATTTTTCCAGGATTTTGCATCTGGTGCTTTAGAATCTATTGTTTATCCAACAATCGGAACATCTGCTGCAATGGTAGTTAAGCCAGTAGCAGGAACTACAACTGCAACAAATCCACAATACGCATTCAATGCGCTAGTTTCAGAATGGCAACCACTATCAGGTGCCGTTGGTGAACTAGCAACTGCAAGCGTTACTTGGCCAATTTCAGGTGCAATAACCAAATCATAACTAACTAGGGGGAAATAAAATGGATGGATTATCACTAAAGATCAAAACCAATGATGGTGTAGATGCAACTTATGTATTACGGCCTCGCACCATCGTTGCTTTTGAACAAAAATTCGGTAAAGGATTGGCAAAATTATTTGCAGAGGATCAAAAGATGGAACACATCTATTTCCTTGCCTGGCAATCTCTAAGAGATAATGGCCGAGTTGTAAAACCTTTTGGCCCAGAATTTTTAGATACGCTTGAATCTGTTGAAATGGTTTCTGACCCAAATTCAGAATCCACCGAGATAGCCTAACCTTTGCAATTGCAACGGCCTCGGTGGAGTTAGGCATCTCTCCTATTGATTTGATAGATGCCCCTGATGGTGTCTTAGAAGCAATGTTTGCTTATCTAAAGGAAAGAGCAAAGGCGAATAAATATGGCTGATGAAGTTATCGTTTTATCAGGTATTAAAGAAACTCAAGATGCCTTAAAAGAATTTGATAAAGCAGCGGCTAGAAAATTCAATAAAGTAATTAATGATGAATTAACTAGGGCTGAGAGATCAGCAGATAATCTAGTAGTTCAATTCACAAATCCTGTTTATGGAACTCCGATGCGTGGCTGGCGAAAAACTCCAGCCACTAATCCTAGAACTAGAGGTGGCGCTGGCTGGCCAGCCTGGGATGTTAGCGAGATTCAAACAGGTATCACCAAAAGCAGGGTGCAAGGTAAAACTAGAGGTGATTACACCACTAGCGCTGGCGCATTAGTTAATAAGAGCGCCGCTGGTGCAATATTTGAAGTTGCAGGCAGGCGTGGCAACGCATCAAGAAATCAATTTATTAGATATTTAAGTAACTCATTTGGTAAAGCCTCCCGCCTTATTTGGGCAGTTGTTGATAAAGATAAAGAGGCAATTCAAAGGCGAGTTGCAGCAGCCCTAGAGGATGCTAAAAAAACATTACAAAACAATTTAAACAGTAGGAGATAAAATGGCAACTGGCGCAATAATTGCACGCATTATTACCCAGTACTCTGCCAAGGGTTCAAAGCAGGCTCAAAAAGATATTACTAAACTTGGTAAAGATTTTGATAAATTTGCCAAGAGAAGCGCTAAAGCATTTGGTATTGCTGCTGCCGCCTCTGCCGCATTTGCTACTAAAATTGGAGTAGATGCAGTTCAGGCTGCAATGAGCGATCAAAAGAGCCAGGCATTACTTGCTTCAACTTTAAGAAACACTGTTGGCGCAACAGATGCAGTTATTGCAAGCACTGAGCAGTACATAACTGCCTTACAAAAAGAAGTTTCTGTTGCCGATGATGAACTCCGCCCAGCGCTGGCTACCCTAGCCAGAGCAACTGGCGATGTTGCCTCTGCGCAATCATTACTTGGAACTGCGCTTAATGTTTCTGCTGGAACTGGTAAAGATTTACAAACTGTTACTTTGGCATTGGCTAAGGCATCAAATGGTAATCTTGGGGCATTAACTAAGGTTGGTATTCAACTTGATGCGGGTACTATCAAATCAAAAGATTTTAATAAGGCTCTTAGTGTTTTAAATAGTACCTTCAAAGATCAGGCTGATGTTCGTGCCAAAACTTTAGAGTTTAGATTAAAAGGATTACAAATTGCCTACGGCGAAATCCTTGAAACTCTAGGTTATGCGCTTTTGCCTGTTGTTGAGCAATTTGCTAGTGTAATTTCAACTAAAGTTTTGCCTCAATTAGAGGCTTGGATTAATGCCAATAAAGATCAATTGGCTGCTAGTTTAGATACAATCCTAACAAAACTTCCTGCATTAATAATTCAAGTTTTTAATTTATTTGATTACATTCAACGCAACATTAAAACTATTCAAGTTTTCGGTGCCGTATTACTAACTGCATTTGCAAGCGCTAAAGTTTTTGCAGGTATAATCGCCTTAACAGGTGCAGTAAGAATTTTAGCAGTAGCCTTCGGCGCTCAAGCCGCAGCAGCAACCGCAGCAGGTATTGCCACTGGTTTGGCAACCGCTGGTGCCTCTATTGTGGCCGCAACAGCAGCCTTTGTAGCATTTAAAGCATTAACAAAAAACAATAAAGTACTTGATCAAACAAAGAAAACTACAAGTACAATAGCGAAAAATTACACTGCAACCACAGTTGCTACTGGTAAGGTTTTGGGTAATACTATAAAACTAACTGCTGAGCAAAAGAAACAACTCGCAACTCAAACAGCCTTAAATAAATTAAAGGCAATGGGTGTAACACCTACATCTGAAACCGATCCTATTCAACTTGAGGCAGTTAGATTAAACCTTCTTAAAGAACAAAACCTTGCTCAAAAGAATATGTACGACCAACTCCTTGCTAACTATAATGCAACTGAGCGTATGAATATTGCAGCGCAACGATACGCCGATATTTTAATGGTTATCGCTGATGAAAAGATTTCAAGCGAGGAAGTAAACCTTCTTGCTAGTAAGTGGAATTTAACCAACTATCAAGTTCTCCAATACATCGCCTCAGTTACTGGCAATGTAAATCTTGGCTCAGGCTGGGATGCAGCAGGGTTAGCCGCAGGCGAAGGTTGGAAAACTGCTCTTGCAGAATTAAATAAATACCTTGCAGCAGTAGGTAAAGGTTCATTTGTGATACCACCAGGCGGCAATGTTCCTGCCCCTATTGTTGTTCCTCCTATTGATGTCCAACCTATTGATCCAAAGGTTATTGATAGAATAACTAAAGATATTGTTAGGCCAGAGGTAATACCAAGCCCAATGACTACAATGCCTGGTTATCAAGAGTTTCGAGCAGGTGAGCGTGGTGATAAGCCTAAGCCATTATTAAGTTCTCAATTACCTGATTATCAATCTTATCGAGCAGGTGAGCGTGGCTCAATAAATGTAACTGTAAATAATGCTGGCAATACTGTTGTTCAATCTGATTTGCAAGAATCAATCAGAAATGGATTGCTCGCTGGTCAAACTTCAGGCAGATCAATTAATGCCAGGAAGTTAGATTTGTAATGCCAGGTACACCTGTTGTTGGTGTTTCTATTGACTTTGCCAACGGCCCCGCCTTTGGTAACCCATTGCTACTTGATGATCCAACTACACCACTTGGCACTGGTATTCTGGCAGATACCCCAGGCGATGTAGTAGATGTTTCAAATATTGCTTTGCAAATTAGTATTCGCAGAGGCAGAAACCGAATCCTTAATAGATTCGAGGCTGGCATTGCATCGGTAGTTTTAGCCGATGATAACGGCGATTGGTCGCCTCAGAATGTTTCATCTCCCTACTTTGGCAAATTGCTACCACTGCGCAAGATTCGTATTTGGGCAGATTATGATGATGGCACTGGAGTTGATCGTTACTATCTCTACTCTGGTTACATTACAACCTATAACAGCACCTATGGATTAGGCATTGAGGATACATCAAGAATTACACTTCAATGTGTTGATGGGTTCAGATTATTAAATAACATTGGAATCAGTACAGTTCCAGGAGCAGGCTCGCCTCAATTAAGCGGAGCAAGAATTGAATCATTTTTAGATTTTGCTCTATGGCCCACATCTCAGCGTGATATCGATGCTGGTAACAGCACCCTTCAGGCTGATCCAGGTACTGCTGATCGAGATTTACTAACTGCAATGCAATTGGCAGAAACCTCAGAGTTTGGTGGGTTCTTTATTGATGCCGAAGGTAATGCAACCTTTCTCTCAAGAGATACCATCAGTAAAAAAGCCGATGAAACTCCGATTGTTTTTGCAGATGATGGAACAGGTATTGGCTATCAACAAATT